AAAATAGATAGAACTGTAGGTGGCCCACCTGCATTACAAGCAATGAAAGGCCCATTTCAAGCTGGATCTATTAAAACAAGAACTTTTTTTGATGAAAAGGTTTTAGCATCTAGTAAAGCAAAAAAAAATATTGGATATACAAAAACAGAATTTGAAGCTTTATCCCTAACAGAACAAAATAAAGTTTATAATAAATATATGCAAGGTAGATTATCAGGACAGACTGATGCTTATGGTAATTTACAAGCAGGATATAGACAAGAAACAATTAAAGTAAGTAAACCTGATGGAACATTTACAACTAAAACAGTAATTATGGGTGGAAAAGATGAGGGTGGGAAAAGCAAAACAACACAACAAATAGAAGCTGAAAATGTTGCAGCACAAAAAGCTGCACAAGCAGAAGCAGACCAAGCTGCAGCAGAACAAGCTGATGCTTATAAGAAAAAAAGATTATCAATAACATCATCTAGGTCTTTGTTTGCTAGACCTGGAGGTAGAGGATTCTTTTATTAAATGACAAAAAAATGGATTCAAAAAGCAATTAAAAAACCAGGTGCTTTAAGAGCAACTTTAAAAACTAAAGAAGGAGAAAAAATTCCTAGAAAAAAATTAGTTAAAGCTGCTAAAGGTTCTGGTATAACTGCTAAAAGAGCTAGATTAGCATTAACATTAAGAAAGTTTAAATAATGGATTATTTAGATAACTCAGAAATAAATTACGGTACAGAAGATAAAGCTTCTGAAATAATAAAAAAATTTAAAGAAGCACAATCTATTAAAGATTATTGGAAAGATAAATTTGAAGAAGCATATGAATACTGTCTTCCAAATAGAGAATCTTTTTATGAAGAATCTCCAGGTCAAAAAAGAACAGATAAAATTTTTGATGAAACTGCAGTAGTTGGTGTACAAGAGTTTGCATCTAGATTACAAGCAGGTATAACTCCTACGTTTGCTAGATGGGCAGACTTCCAAGCTGGATCTGAAATACCACCAGAACAAAAAGCTGGTATTAATTTAGAGCTAGATAAAATTACAGATTACGTTTTTCAATTATTACAACAATCAAACTTTAACCAAGAGATACATGAATCATTTATGGATCTTGCAATTGGTACAGGAGTTATGCTTGTTGAAGAAGGTGATGCAGTAAACCCAATTAAATTTACAGCAGTACCTTTAACTAGAGTTTGTTTAAATACAGGGCCAGATGGTAAAATAGATTCTGTATATAGAACTAGATATTGTAAACCACACGAAATAAAAATTTTATATCCTAAAGCTAAACTACCAGAAAATTTTGATCCATTAAAAAATAAAAAGAAAATTAAATTAATAGAAGTAGTTTATAAAGTTTATGAAGAAAATGTAGAAAAACATAAAATGTGTGTTGTTATGGAAAATCCAAAACATATTTTACATGAAGAAACTTTTGAAGGAGAAGGATCAAATCCTTATTTAGTATTTAGATGGAACAAAGCTTCTGGTGAAGTATATGGTAGAGGGCCAGTATTTAATGCAATGGGAGCAATTAAAACTTGCAATCTTACAATAGAATTAATTTTACAAAATGCACAAATGTCAGTAAGTGGTGTATACACTTATGAAGATGATGGTGTAATTAATCCAGACAATATATCATTAGTACCTGGATCTTTAATACCTGTAGCTCCAGGTTCTAGAGGATTAAGTCCTATACCTTCTGCATCTAACTTTGATGTAGCTCAATTAGTTTTAAATGATATGAGAACTAATATTAAAAAAGCTTTATACATGGAAGCTCTTGGTAGACCTGAAGGTACACCAATGACAGCAACAGAAGTTTCTGAAAGAATGGCAGATTTATCAAGACAGATTGGTTCTTCATTTGGTAGACTACAATCTGAATTAATAACTCCATTATTAAAAAGAATAATTAGAATTTTATCTAAACAAGGTAGAATAGACATCCCTAAAGTAAACGGTAGGGAAGTTAAAATAGCTCCACGTTCACCTCTAGCACAAGCACAACATTTACAAGATGTTGCAGATGTAACTAGATTTAACGAAATTATTGGAGCTACATTTGGCCCACAAATGGTTAATTTAATTGTAGACCAAAACACAACTGCAAAATACTTAGCTGAGAAAATGAACTTACCTGAAAAGTTAATTAGAAATGAAGAAGAACAACAACAGCTAGTACAACGTTTACAACAAATGCAATCAACACCAGAAGGAGGTGAAGCTCCACCAGGAGCATAATATGTCTTGGAGAGATCTAGAAAGAGAGAAGCCCAAAATAACAAATAGTATAGACGGATATTCAAGATCAGCAGAAGCAGAGCAGATCTTAAATAAACATTTTGCAAATGTCTTTAAATCAGATGAAGCAAAAGAAGTTTTAGACTATTTAAAATCAATAACAATAGAAGCTGTTGCTGGGCCTAATATAGATAGCAACAGATTATTTCACTTAGAAGGAATGAGATTCCTTGTAGGTATTATTAACACTCGTATAAAAAAAGGAGAACAAGATGGCAGATGATAATGCTAATGCAGCACCAGTCGCCACTGAACAAACTTCAGAGGTAACTAAACCAGATTATATTCAAGATAAATTTTGGAATGCTGAAACAAAAGAAGTTAATATTGAAAACTTAGCTTCTTCATATAACTCACTAGAATCTAAATTAGGTTCTAGAACAGAAGATCTGACTAAACAAATTAGAACAGATATTGAAAATGAAAAACTTAGAAATGTTCCTGAAGAATATAAATTAAATGTTCCAGAACTAGAAGGCAATGTAAGTTTAGATATAAGTAATGATATGCCTATTGTACAATGGTGGAACAATACTGCAAAAAATGCAGGTTTATCTCAAGAACAATATGATGAAGGTGTTAAAGTATTTGTAGATAATGCTATTGCTAATCTTCCTAATCCAGATTTAGAAGTACAAAAACTTGGAGATTCTGGTAGAGAAAGAATAGAAGCTGCTGAACTTTGGTCAAAAAAACATTTAAGTCCAGAAGCTTATACTGCTATATCAAGTTTTGCTGCAACTGCTGAAGGTGTAAAAGCTTTAGAAGAAGTTATGAAACTTACTAAAGATAGCAATATGCCTTCAACACAAACACAAGTTGATGCTACTGCAGATATAGACGATCTTAAATCTATGCTTAAAGATCCTAGATACTGGGATTCAAGTAGACGTGATCCATCTTATGTAAAACGTGTATCTGAGTTATTTGAAAAAGCATATGAAAACAAAGGCTAAGTTTCCATATAAAAAACTTAAAAAACCATTAAAATGGTTTGATTGTATATCTCAAACTGGTTGGTTATCGCTTTCTCAAATGGAGAAGGCGAAACCAGCTAAAGTAACTACAGGTGAGTTTTGGATATACAAAGAATCTAAAGATTGGGTAACACTCTTTGGAACATACTCACAAGATGATGATGGTACAATTGAATTTGGAGAAGTAATTACTATTCCTAAAAAATGGATATAATTGTGCGTTGTTAAGATACATAGATATATAATATTCCTCAATTAAGACCTTTAGAATGTTAATGATTGCCCTTAACTGGATAACAATCCTCTGCATTAGAAAGATAATCGGTAAATAACAATAACTTAACAACGAGGAAAATAAATGGCAACATCAATAACAAATGCCTTTATAACTCAATTCGAAGCTGAAGTTCACATGGCTTATCAAAGAATGGGTTCTAAGTTAAAGAACCTAACAAGAACTGTGAACGGTGTTAATGGTAATACTGTTAAGTTTCAGAAAGTTGCAAAAGGTTCTGCAAACACTAAAGCAAGACATGCTGAAGTTGTTGCAATGGATCTAGCTCACAGCAATGTAAGTGCAACTTTAACTGATTACTATGCAGCAGATTACGTTGACAAGTTAGACGAGTTAAAGGTAAACATTGACGAAAGACAAGTAGTTGCAAATTCAGCAGCTTACGCATTAGGTAGAAAAACTGATAGCGTAATTACTTCTGTTATGGAAAATGCAACAGCACTTGCTAACAACTCATCAGGTACAGGTACTGGAATGAACCTAGGAAAAGCTCAGGCTATGATGGAACTTTTCAATACTAACGATGTACCAGATGACAACCAAAGATACTGGGTAGTTGGGCCTAAACAATGGTCTGACCTAATCAACCTAGATCAATTCTCAAGAGTCGAGTATGTGGGAGAAAGTGAACTTCCTTATGCTGGTGGTATGACTGCTAAGAGATGGTTAGGATTCTTATGGTTTGTACACAGTGGATTAGAAACTTCTGGTTCAACTGATAGACATACTGTAGCTTTCCACAAATCATCAATTGGTATGGGAATAGGATCTGACGTTAAAACTGAAGTAAACTACATACCAGAAAAAGTATCACACTTAATTACATCTATGCTTTCTATAGGTGGTGTATTAATTGATTCTGATGGTATTAGAATACAGAAGTGTGCAGAGTAATAATTAAGGAGAATATATAATGGCTTACGCAACTGATAATCCAATTAAAAAGGTAGCTCAGATGGGTGGTAACTCTCTTTGGTTTTACACTGACGGAGATGCGACATCATCTGTAGTAGCAAGTGGTTACTTCAATAGTGCTTACGCTGAATTAAAACAAGGTGATCTAATTCTTTGTTCTACTGGTATAGGTGGAACTCCAGAAGCAGATTTACTTACTGTTACTTCAGCAACAGGTGCGACTACTGTAACAACTGCTAAATTAGCATAGTCTAATTCGATTTGGGGGAGAAATCCCCCAAGTCATTTTTTTTATTATTATGGCAACAACAAATATAGATATATGTGCAAGAGCTTTAGTTATGATAGGTGCACAACCTATTACATCTTTTTCTGATGGAAGCACAGAAGCATTAGTTGCCAGTAACATTTACGAAGATATTACAAAAGCTGCTTTAACAAGATGTAGATGGAGATTTTCTACAACTCAAAAAGCATTATCACTATTAGCTTCAGCTCCTACTGGTAGATATGATTATGGTTATCAAATACCAACTGATCCTGAAGTTTTGCAAATTAATACAATAACAGTTAATGATATTGTAATTCCTTATTCAAGATACAAAGATTATATTTATGTTAATGGCTATGGTTCTAATAGTACATTAATTATGGATTACATTTACAGAGTAGATGAAGGTTATTTCCCACCTCATTTTGTATTAGCTTTAGAATATGAATTAGCATCTATATTTGCTGGTTCTGTTGCTAGAGATTCTGCAATGATTAGACAGTTTAAAGAACTTGCAGAAAGACAATTTTTAATTGCTAAAAATATTGATGCACAAGAAACAACTACAAAAGTTTTAGACTCTAATAGATTTATTAATCTTAGAAGATCTACTAGAACGGATGTATAATGGGAAGAACATTAAAAACTGTTATAACGAATTTTTCGTCTGGAGAACTTAATCCATTATTAGCAACAAGAACTGATGTACCATCTTATTTCCAAGGTGCTAAACAATGTAGAAATTTTGCATTATTAGCTGAAGGTGGATTAATGAGAAGACCAGGTACTTCTTATCTTGCAACATTACCTGCAGAATCTAGAATAATACCATTTGTATTTTCTGATGATGAAATAGCTATTATTATTTTATCTAATCAAAGAATGGATGTTTACAATATAAATGGTAGTGCATTAACAAGTAATTATACAACTAATGCAAACTGGACTACAGCTCAATTGTTTGAATTAAACTTTGCACAATTTGGTGATACTATTTTTGTAACACATAGAGATAATGAAATTAGAGAAATATTTAGAGAATCTGCATCCTCATTTATAATTAGACAATTTGCATTTAAAATAAATGAAGATGTAGTAGTTTCTGGAGCATACAAAACAGATACACCTTTTTATAAATATGAACCTGCAACTACAACATTAAGTATTAATACAGCAGCAACTGGTACAGGTAGAACTGTTACAGCTTCTTCTGGATTTTTTACTTCAGATTATGTTGGATCTTATTTAACTATAGATGGATCTCAAGTTAAAATTACTGGATATACAAATTCAACAGAAGTAACTGTGACTGTAATTGAAACAATTGCTGGTGGAACTGGGCCTCATTATGTTTGGAAAGAAGAAGCAATTTCTGCTGTAAGAGGTTATCCTCAAGCTGTTACATTTCATCATAATAGATTATGGTTAGGTGGTATAAAATCTAGACCTGCAGGTATACTTGCATCTCACATTGGAGATTATTTTAATTTTGATGTAGGAACTGGATTAGACTCGGAAGCTATAGACTCTGATATTACAGGTAATGCAGTAAACGAAATTAGACATATGTTATCTGGTAAAGACTTACAAGTATTTACTGATGGTGGTGAATACTATATTCCAGACTCTACTGATAATACTATTACACCATCTAACGTAAGTATATTAAGACAAACACCTTATGGTATATCTAGAACAGCTCCTCATATGTTTGACCAGGCTACAGGATTTGTTCAAAAGAATGGAAAAGCTGTAAGAGAATTTGTTTATTCTGATTTAGAAGATGGATATAAATCTACTGCTGTTTCTATTCTTGCTCAACATTTAATTGATAGTCCAAAAGAAATTGCAATTATGAAAGGTAATACAACTAGACCAGAACAATATGCATTTTTTTTAAATAATGGTTCTACACATAGTGGTAAACTAGCTTTGTTTCATTCTGTTAGAGATGAAAAAATTGCAGGTTGGGGATTATGGTCTACAAGAGATGATGATTTTTTTCAATCAATTGCATCATTAAATGAAAACTTAGTTGTTATTTGCAAAAGATCTTTAGATGGTTCTACTGTATATACATTAGAAAAATTTGCTGATGATGATAGTGAAACACTTGATTGCCAAACAACTTCTACATTAAATCAAAGAGGAACACCATTAGTAAATGGTGGAAGTCAATCTGGTGCTACATTAGAAGTAGATGGATTTACTTCTGATCCCCAAATTAATGAAACATTTAAAATTGCTGGTGATACTACAGAATATACAATTCAATCTGTAACTAATAATGGTGCAGGTTCTTATACTTTAAACTTAGATCAATCTTTAGCAGCAACACCTGCAGATAATGCTGTAATAACTTTAGAAAAAGGTTTTTTACATGATGTAAATGGTATTTATACAAATGAATCTGTAAATATTGTTGATGGTAATAGTTCAATTGGTTCATTTACTGTATCTGGTTCTGACCAAATAACTTTAACAAATGCACCAAAAGCTACTGGACTTAAAGTTGGTTTTAACTATATTCCAATAATTGAAACCATGCCAATAGATAAAGAATTACCAGAAGGGCCATTAACTGGTCTACCAAGAAGAATCTCAAGAGCCATCGTGGATCTTAACACTACCCTTGATATGACAATCAAAGCAGCAGACAGCACCTCTAAAGCTTTAGTTATTCAACAAGTTAATTTTCAAGGTGGCTCTGACCTAACACCTGTAACAGATAAAAAAGAATTTTTCTTTTTAGGTTACAGTAAAAGTCCAACAGTAACAATAAGCCAAGATGATCCTTTACCAATTAAAATCTTGGGTATGTCAGTGGAGGTAGTTTTTGCATGAGTGCTGATCCAGTAACAATGTTTATGGTGACTGCTGCCAAAACAGTTTACGATATTAAAGAATCTAAAAAACAAGCAGAAATAGAACAACAAAGATATGAAGCTCAAAAGAAAGCTGCACAAGAAATTGCTAATCAAGAAGCAGCAGAAAGACGTGAAACTTATTTAGCAACAATAGCTTCTAATAAAGCAACTCAAGCTGGTTCTGGTTTTTCATTAGATAGTAGATCATTTTTAAATATTCAGCAAGATGTAACAAAAACATTTGAAAAAGACCTTGCTACAATAAGATTAAATGTTGGAACTAAAGTTGGTGATATTGGTTATGCACAAGATATAGCTGCATCTCAAAGACGTAAAGAACAGTTTGGTGGATGGGCAAGTATAGCTAGTGCAGGTTATGAATATAAAGCTAAAAAAGATTTATACGAAAGTTAATTATGTCATTAAAAAAAGATAGAACACAAATTAAAATAGAAGCACCTAGTGGTAATATACCTTATGTACCTGCTAGAAGTTATTTAAGTATAGGTGTAGATGCGTTTAAACCTACATTAACTAGATTACAAAACGAAGCAGATCAAACTGCTCAAGCAAATTATTTTTCTGATTTTCAAATAAAAACTAGAGATCAATTTGAAAAATTTAGAACTGAATATTCAATGGATCCAGATAAAATGAAAAATGCAGTTGATACATATTCTAAAACTTTATTAGATAATACACCTGCTGCTTATAAAATACAAGCAAATGCAATGTTATCTGCTTATAGTCAAAACTCTGTTTTGTTTGCTAGTACTAATAAAAAAAAATTTGACGATCAAAAATTATTTAGTGATAGAGAAACTAATTGGAAAAATTTAAATACAGAAGCAGAATTTTCTATGAATACATTTAATGATATAGAATTAGAATTAGCTATTCCAAGTATTAATGCACAATTTAGAAATAGTTTATTTAAAGCCAATGAATTATCTCATGAAAATTATGTAAATTTAGTTGAAAGAGGTAAATTAAAATTATCAGATCATATTGATAATGTTGAAAAACAAACAGAAGCATTAATGGTAGCTAGAGGTTTTCATATTATGAAAACTCTTTACAATAATGGACAAGAAGTAGAAGCATTAAATTATTTAAATGATTTTATGAATAATAATGATGTTTATGATTTACCTGAAGATCCTGCATTTAAAGATAATCCTATGTACAAATTAGTTAAATCATTATTTCAAGATGATGATAGCAGATTAAATATAGGAAATGAAATATTAAAAAAATACAAAGCTTTTCATAGAGATAATATTGTTGGAAAACAAGAAAAACCTAAAATTGATTTAGAAGCATTAAAAGAAGTTGGTGGCCCTTTAGCAATTGATAGATTTAAAGGTGGAGCTGTAAGTATGAATGAAATACTTAATGATATACCTGTAGATATAGGCTCAACTAAATATAATCAATTAGTTAAATATGTTTTTGATGCAAACAGAATACAATCTATTGTTTCTCAAACAATGCAAAATCCAGATCAAATATATAATTTTGAATCTGATGAAGATAGAGAAATGTGGGCTAAAGCAATATTAGCTAATAACGGTATTAACAAAATACAATACTCTAGTCTTAATAGTGATAGTTTTAAAATTGCAATGAATTTATTTGCAGGTCAAGATTATTTTCCTGAAGAAGTTAGAAAATATATGACATTAAGTGATGCTGGATCATATAAAGATGAAGGAACTTTAGATAACTTTATGGAAAAAACATTAATGTATCAATATTTAAATAATGAAGAATTATTTCCAAACGTAAAATTTAATGATTTATATCAAAAAGCTTTAGATACTGGTGTTATAGATAGTATAGCTAATAAAGATTACAACAGAGCAGGATCTATTTTAGAATCATTACAGAATGAAAACTATGATAAAAAACTTGCAAATATAACAGCACAGTTTGATGGTAACAATAAAACATTTGAATATATGTTTAATTCTGAAATTAAATCACCTAATTTTTTATTAAAATTTTTTCAAGATGAAAAAGATCCGTTACATCAAAGTTTATTTGCTGCTGGAGATCAAACTACTTGGTTAGCTTATGAGCCAAAAGAAATTATACCACCAAATGCAATGGCACAATTAAGTGGTATGTGGCATGAAGAAATGACATCTATGACTGTAGGTGAAAACCCAGATATATGGTCAGATCAAAATAGTCATTTAAGATCTAAAGCTTTTAATAGAGTTATGAAAAGAATGAAAGATGAAGGTTGGGGTATTGAAACAAATACTATGGATGGTAAACCTAAACTTGTTAAAAATCCTTTTTGGAGAACATATGGTACTTTAGATAACAATGATGTTTATGCTGCTATTAAAGAAGATTTTACATTATTAAATAATAACGAAAAACTTTCTAAATATGGTACAAATAAATGGGAAGAAGTAGAAGGTTATTTTAGACAATATGCAGATAATAAAGATGGTTTAGTTAAAATAGCTCTTGATAGACAAAACTATAAAGATAAATCTGGTAAACATGCTTATAAATTAACTATGCATATTGGAGATGATATGATTACTTTAGATAAAAACTTTACTCCTGCTGCATGGAGTAATTTAGTAGATAAAAATGTTCCATCAAGTAATGCACAATTAATTAATCATACTACTAATGAGATATACGAAAATTTTAAAAAAACAAGTTGGTATGATAAATTACCAGAAGATAAAAAACATTGGACTAAAAGAGCAATATATTCAGTAATTAGAAATGGTATAAAATTATCTGATTATAGATTTTATCCAGATATACCAGGTATAGATGATGTACCTGCAGAAATAAGACCTTTTGCTTGGATAGCTAAAACACTTGGTTTTGATGGTGATCTTAGAGAAATAAGAACTGAATTACAAATGGCAGCAACTACTGCTAATAATAATTTATCTTATCAGAAAAAAATTAATTTAAATAGAGATTTAACAGATGCAGAAAAAGTTAATGAATCTTTATTACCACCTGAAGAAACTGTAATGACAGAAAATGCAATGAGTTTAAATTTTAAACAATGGGCATTAGATAATTATCAAAATCAAGAATTAAGATTAACACATAGAACAAATAACTGGACTGCTGTATCATCTTCTGGTTGGGATGGTGAAATAGCTTTAAATTATCAAAGAGATAGTAGAAAATTTGCAGTATTTTCACACCCTAAAGATAGTATTAGAGCAGCAGTTAAATCAATAATTAATCATTCTACATTAACTAGCAATATAAATAATATTGATAAAAGATATGGATCAGAACCTACATTTGATGAAATATTTAAAATGTATGCAGAAGATAATGAAAGTTATTTGAGATCTTTAGAATCTAAAACTAAATATGATCGTAATGATACAGTTGATTTAATGAATAGAAATGAAATGCATTTTTTATTAAAATTTATTGTTCAACATGAAATGGGTAAAGAATATTATTTAGAAAAATTTGGCCCACAAAATCAATATGTAAATTCTGTAATTTTCCAAGGTATTAATGAAGGTATTAATTCATACAATGGAGAATTAGGTAAATTGTAATGGCAGTTTTTTTTCCTCAACCAATAACTCCTACAGATTTACAAGCTGAAAAAAAAGAACCAGTAAAGTTTAGTTTAACAGATGCTTGGGATGGTTTTAAACAAGAAAACCTTACTGCAATGGCAGTACAAAAAATGTTAGATAATTCTGATTTTCCTGAAGAAGAAAACTATAATCCATCACAAGATCCACAATTAAAAGGTTATGATGATTTTATGCATCATTTTTATTTTAGTCAAAGTAGTGCAGAAACAAGTGCATTAATTAAAAAACTACAAGCACATCAAGATACTAATTATGCATCTCCTTGGTATTATGTTGGTAGAATGTCAGGTGCATTATTAGATCCTTCTACATTATTATTTTTTACTAAATTTGGACAAGCAGCTAAAGTTGCTGGATCTGCATTAGTAGCAGAAGAAACTGCAAAACAAAATATAGATCCTATGAGAGATGACAGTTATTTAGGAGCTGTTGCTGCTTATGGTTATACTGTACCTTTTTTATTAAATAAATTATCTAGTCCAACACCAATTAGTGTTCAAAAAAAAATTAAAGAATATGATGACAAATGGATTAGCAATCAAACTGTAAAAGATACAGATATTGCTATTGATGGTACATTTGTAAAATCAAATAGATTAGATCCAAAACCTACATCTGTTGGTGCAGAAGGTGTATCAAAACCTATAAGACAAACAGCTAAACAAAAAATGGAAGGAGAAGGATTTATAAAATCTAATTTA